CATGGCTTTTCTTTGAACATCTTTAGCCTTAATATCAAGCTCTTCTCGACGCAACTCAACAAGCGGATCGTTCGTATCTTCTGCCTCAAAGATCGGCGCAATCTTTTCAAGCATGTCAGCCGTAATCTGAGCAACCTTAGACTCAATCATTGCCTGCATTGGATTAGGTGGTGGTGGTCCCATGGGCGCTCCCCCTTGCGGAGGAGCCAGTGAAGGGCTGGCACCTGGAGGACCACTCGGAGGGCCACCCATGGGTCCACCTAACTGAGGCGGAGCCATTCCTGGAGGTGGCCCCATCATTTGCATTTGTTGCTGCATCTGCTGCACTTCTGGGTCCTGCATAGCCTGCTGTCGTGCCATTAGATCAATATGCCCGTAAACATGCGCTTGAATCATAGCGCGAAGTTGAGGATTTGTCTTAACAACAGCAGAGTTATATACCGTGATGTGCGAGTCAATGTGCGCTTGATGATCTTGATCAGGAAACGGTGTCGCTGGCTGCATCATCATAAAGTTAGCATTTTCCATAGCCGGTGCAACTGGCATAGGCTGTGGTGGCGGAGGGGGAGGCGGTAGAATCTGTTCTACTTGCTGTACACCCATTGCCTCATACATACGCTTGTAAGCGTTGTACATACCCATAGGACCATGGATTTCAGGGTTAGCCTGCACCATTCTCAACATTTCTTGAGACAACATTACACGCTGGCTCATAGAGAATATGTTGGGGTCACTTACAGGAATAATATCTATTCGGTCATCAAAGTCTTGCTGAATCAGACCTGGGTTACCATTAGCCACCATGTATGGATACGCGGCTGGTAAGTTCTCTTTAAACGTTCGCGCAAGAAGATTAAATTCAATGCGCTGCGAATAATGCAATCTTTTATGAATCGCGCTCATTACGCGACTACCACGCTCTAGTAACGCAACAGTCGTACCAACAGGCGCTTCTTGATTGCCATCTCCAACTTGCATATCACCAATAGAGGCGAATCGCTTACCGGCTTCAACCAGCATACCAAGCAAGTTTAGGAGGGTGCCGCTAGGTTCCTTAAACGGCAGAGGCATTAACGCATCACGCAATGAGCCTCCTGGCGCATCCATGTCTCTGAACTCACCTGGCTGTAAAGGCACATCGCTATCGCGAATACGAATACCACGGGCTTTAAAACCAGCGGGTAAGTTCGCCAAAGTGCCTGCATCAATCAACTGCCGAAGCAATGAGGTCGCCCCACGGGACAACCCACCGATCATATGCGTTAGCCCGAAACCATAAAAGCCGACACCAGGAAGAAACTTGTAATGAACAAAATAATCAATCCGCTTACGCATAGGATCGTTTTGATCGTAGTTCCTTCGAATGGATAGAATTTGAGATTCGCTTTGAGAGATAGTAACAATGTACGGAAGCTTGATACCAGTTTCTTCACCATCGGCATCAATATCTTCATAACCTTCGATGTCGAGTTCGACATGCATTTCAAGGATTTCACACTCATCAGAGCTAGAGTTGCCAGACGGCTTAACGCCTTGTAGTTCATCTAATTCCTCCTCTATGTCACTGTCAGAACCAATGTTCGCAGTTCTGTTAGACATATTGGTTTTTCGATAAAAGCCTGTTTGTTGAAGCTTTTTAACGTCATTGATTGACATATCAACAACGTGCGTAATACGGACAGCACTATCTAAACTGCTGGCGCCATAAGGCACAACCAAGTTTTCTGAAGGAATAAACCTAGAGACAGGTCTTCCCAGCGTTTGATCAAAATGAACCTTACGGAATGCACTACCAGACAGCGGCAGATAAAACAGCATCTGGTCGGTTTCAGGATCATATTCCTTCATGACCTGTGTAATTTGGTAGTTCATGTACTCTTGTACACGCGCAGCCTGGAGGTCGGTTTGTGGAGTACCCAGTCCAACGACTTGAGTCTTTACTGGACCCCCAGGCGGCAGCATTTCTTTATATGCTTGCGCCTGAAACTGCGTAACACTTTCCGCTAAAAGCGGATGAACAATACCGGAAGCGCCTTCAAAAGGTTCGCTTCGTTCTTCAAATTTCATTCCGAGGAACTCAAGTCCTTCTCGGTAGGTCTGTTCCCATTCCTTTCTAGACGACAAGTCATCTTTGTAATCGGCAATGCAGTCGTTATACAAAGATCTCAATGTAGAACGATCAAGAACCTCAGCGAGGTTTTCATAAAAATCGTCGCCTTCAGCCATTATATCGGGGGGCGGCATACCAATTAACATAGTCCCGTCATCAAGGGTTTCTATGTCATCATCTTCGCTAAAACCAGATCCTAAGATCTCATCAAAAGAATCATCCTCAACATCAACTTGGATTTCTTTTGAGTTGTCTTCTATCTTAAGTTCTTGAATATCAACGTCATCAACACCGCGCTCAATAGCCATGTGTTAGCCCCACTTCCTTTCCCACTTCGTCATCGAAGTTGGTTTCTTTTTAACCTTGACCTTGGCTTTTGGCTTGCGAACAGCACCACCTTTCTTCATCTTCAACGTGCGAGGGCTTTCTTTTTCAGGAAAAAGCTCTTCAAGATCGTCGTCTTTCTTGCCCTTCTTAATCATGATCATGATCGAACCTTTTCTCTCGGGCATTTCTTCTGTCAAATAATCCATAAGCTCATCTTCATTCTCACGAAGATCTTCAAGCAATGAATCATCCTCAGAGCCCTCAAGAAGGCGCATGACTTTTTTGTACATATCGGTGTTGGACTTCATCTAATTATTCCTTGTCCGCATACAAGTTATCAAAAACCTGATTTACGTCTAGCGTATAGTCTAAATCAGACTTGCTGTAATGAATATGCTGTGAAGGCTTAAAGTCTGGCGCACCTTCACCTGTCTCAAACCAAGCAGGGTGCGTAACTCTAACCCTGTTATTGGGTAACGCTACAATATTTCCGGTCCATTCGCCAGCATCAAGCAACTCAAGAACATGCGATTGCTTGTGTTGCGCCGGATCATCCGCGATCTCATTCTCCGCGTAGTCTACCGTAAAAAGGTATTTCGCAGGATAAAATTCACCATCGATCTTAGCGAGCCAAGGACAAGGTGTGCAGCGATCAAGCACATAAACAGCGTGATGATGAGAACTGCAATCCCAAGGTTGAGCAGCCCAGACAGGCATCGGCTCAGGCCATTCTTCAAAAGGTGTGTCAGCGACCAGCGCGGTAATAGGCATTCTTGCCCACATGGCGCCACCGTGTACGTTAGGTTCATCTTCATCAGCTTCGCATCCAGTAAAAATAACTTGAAACGAAAGACATCGAGTAGGCATGGTAGTCACGGCGATAACCATAGCGTGTAAAAACTCGCCATGGTATCGCTCATGATTAACCGTGTATTCCCTTCTTACCCACGCTTTAAAGTGTGGGATATTGCTTTGGAGATAGGCCATGCTTAACGCATAGCCTTGCCAAACCCTCGTTTAGCCGCACCAACTCCGCGAGCTTTCTTTCTGCTCACAGACCCACCGTTCTTGTAACCGGGTGGCATCATACCGCCCATCTTGCCGCCCTTTGAAGCCATCTTAGACTTCATGGACATACCGCCCATCTTCATGCCGCCTGGCTTTGCTCTTTTACCTTTGCCCATGCCGCCTTTCGCGCCAGCTCGCTTGCCAGGCGCATAACCGTACTTATCAGAAAGATCCTGGATAACACTTGTAGCCTGCTTACTGCCTTCCCGTCCTTGAACAGAATCAAGAAGCCGTCTTTGGGCCGGACTTAAAGTAGCTCGGCTTTGAGCGCGACTCATAGGCGGTTTCTTTCCAGCTATAGGCAACTCATTACCTGGCTTAGACATACCTACCGCGCCACCACGCTTATAACCTTTCTTTTTCATCATTCCACCTTGATTTTTTTTAACGGGTTTTTTCTTTGTACGAACAAAGTCAATCAGTCCGCGCTCGCCACCAAACTTCTCATCATCACCAAGCAATGCTCGGGCAAGAACACCGCCGAAGGGACGGAACTTAGCGCCCTTGCCAAAAATAATACCGGGCTTGCCATTTTTCTTTACAACCTTTTTCCCAGTCGCTTTCTCAACATCTTCCTTGGTAACAGATTTTTGTTTTTCCATTTTTTTGATCTGACGATCAATATCATCCATCTCGGCTTGACTAATCTCGTTGTCTTTGGACTTAGCGTTAGGGCTATACTCGTCTCCAATCCTATAAGCTGGCTTTCTTTCTGAAGCAGGCTTGCGCGGCTCTAACTTATCTTTAAGCGCAGCCGTTCTAGAAGTATTTGAGGTAGACTCAAAAGCATCTCCAGGCTTGTAAGTAGTCTTTTTAGGCTTGTTCAAAGAAAGAAATTCTTCCTGTTTCTTGCGGGTTCCTCGGGTTGTTACCGCCATGATCGTTTCCTTATCTCGAGATTAATAATATGCGCGTTTTTCTCGGTAAACTTCTTCTTCAATCTCGTCAGATTCAAGGTTAATAAAGTTACCTTGTCTGAATCTTAGTATAGCTTGGGTCATAGAGTCTACATAATCATCGTTCTCACCAAACGGAAAAGCAGCACACTCCTCAATCACCTCATCCGCAAACACAAAATCAGGCGCCCATACCATCCCAGACTCAAATACAGGGCTCACCGCATGTACCCGCGTCATCTTATCGTTACCACGGCTAGGCCTGTAATTCACAACAGGTATACCCATCGCTCTCAACTCATGCGTCAACGGTGTGCCACTCGCTTGAGCCTCAACAAGCACCATATCAGGCTCATACTCCTTGTACTGATTCATTGCCTCCGCCTTCAACTCAGGAAAGTCCCAGCGACCACGCTTGGCATCCAGCAAAATAATCGCATCACTACCACCCTCCTGTGGCGTAAATACACCCCAAGTCGTAATCGCACTAAAATCCGCTGTCT